GGATTTATGGAAATGATCCACAGTCGCTCATACACTCATATCATTAAGAATGTGTACGCAGATCCCTCTGACGTGTTTGATCACATTTTGAATGATGATCGTATTGTTGAACGTGCTATGAGCGTCACAAAAGCATATAATGACTTTATTAATGCTGCCCATCAGTATGATAACTCTATGGAGTGGAAACACGCCTTAGAAGAAGTCCCTTACGCACAAGACGCCAGGTATGAACTCAAGCGCAAACTCTTCAGAGCAGTTGCAAACGTTAATATTCTTGAAGGTATTCGCTTTTACGTATCATTTGCGTGTAGTT